AAGTCGAAGAATTGAAGAGAGGTGGGGGCTTGTGCCCCCATGCCGGCCAGGAAAGATTCAGATGCCCATTTGAGCCGCTTCCGAAAGCGGGCGTGGGGCGCAGCCCCACAAATATAAAAAATGTTTCCCCTCCCAAGATGGGAGGGTTCATACCGTCATAACTTATTGATTCTACTAAGTTCTTTAGATGCGGTTGAAAAAAGGTTGAAAAAGCCGAAGCAGAAAACCGTAGGCGGAATGCGCAAAAGTTTGCAAGTGACCGTCACCCCGGCGAACATTGCATGTTGTGGATAGCGACTGCCTCCCGGACGGACGCACCCACAAGCGGCGCGCCTAGTTGTCGGTGGCTTGTCGCACTAACCGGCATCAGACCGGGCGCGCGGTTCCGTTTTTAAAAGGGGGGAATATCTCCTAAACGGGGTGTTTGCCTGTGCCGCGCGTCCCGGTCGATCTTTGAATGGACCGCCATGTCCGAACCACCTCTCGATATCAGCGCACGCATGAAACTCCATCTGGAGTTTTACGAAAACGCAGGTAAGTGCGCCAAGCGCGGCAGCGAGCACTTGAAACGCGGAGAAGTAAAAGAAGCCGCCGATGCGCTCGCCGAAGCCGATGCATGGATAGCTCGCGCCGCGCTGTTAGAGTTACGTCCGCAAGAGCGCCCGGACCCCTAAAGTCCGAGCGATACATGCCGCCTCCATTCTTCGGGAAAGTCACAGTTCGGCGGCGAACCGCAAAACATCGGCGCGATGTCTTCGTCAGTAAAGCCCGCGCGCCCGCACCCGAGGCGGGTAATGAAAAATTTCGTACGTGGATTGCATGATGCCCACAATTTGAATTCCTCCACGTAGTATCGGATCTCCGAAAGAGTCAACGTCTCGTACGGCGTTCGTTTAGTAGGGATCGCGTAGCATTGACCCATCGGACCATAGCCCAGACTTCGAACAGCGCCGAACACATGAGCGGCAATCCTCGCCGCCCCTGCACCGTGAATACCCTTCAAGTTAGACCCGAATACATATATTTCATCGCCACCCGGTAACGTCATGTCTTTGTGAAACGAATACTTCACGACCGATACCCCTGCGACTGAAACTTCACGCCCCATATAAAACATTGGCCCCACCTAGACCGCAGTCGGCGCGGTCGGATCCCTGTCTACCGTGATCCCCCTTGCAGTCAGCTTCGACGCGTTTATCTCCTTCAACGCGCCGAAGTCTTCCGGGTGTGCCCACAATTCCAGCCGCCGCAATCCCTGGCTGTAGTAGTGGTCCCGCCATCGCTTTTTCTTCACCCGGTTCTTGCTTCGTCGTTGAGCCGGGGTTATCACTAGCTTGCTCATGATGTTCATTTCTCAGTCCCGGCATTTGACGCGGGGTTGATCGCCTCCGATGTTTGATGTCTGTCAAACCGTTTTATGGAGTTACGCCGTTCAATAAGTGATATCCAACTGTCACAAGCGTTTCTGTATAGCCGGGCGGCTGTACTTCGAGAACCTGACCGCAATGCGGGCAAGGTACCTCGTACATCTTTCGAATCGCTTGGCCAATCACAAGAGCCGCAGCGTTCGCGCCAACACCTGACGCCGCTACAACCGACGCGACGCTCGCACCTGACTTCCGCTTCTTAACCCAGGAACTGAGCGTCGCAACGCTAACGTTGTAACGCGCCGCTATCGCTTCATTTGTTCCATTACGCGCTTCATGATCCGCGACTGCCTTCGCTTTTGTCGCGTCATCCGTGCGTTTCCCTTTTCCACGCATGCCGCTCATCCGTTCAGTCGATACCGCCTCGGTATCGTTTACTGGTTCAGCGGACGCGTCGAACCTAAGAGCTTCATCCTTGAACTTTTCTTCCCATCGCCCAAGCATCCCGTAGGTTGCGCGGTATTCAGCGCATACTTGCGCGCGTGTCTTCTTTCCCGTTAGTAGTTCGTTAACGGCTCTAATCTTCACCTTGTCAGGTATTTTTCGTTTGCTGCCCATCTGTTCGCTTCTCCGTAAGAAAAGATCCGGACAATAGTTTCCCGCGCCTATCCACCAGAGTTAGATAGGTTAGATTCAGACAGTTGAAATCAGCGGGCTCTATTCTTCGCAGCCGTCTTGAAACAGCGCGCCATTCTGTAGAAACAGAAACCACCATATGATCCAATCATCGGACAGTGGTTTCATTGCTCGATGACTGCACGCTTCGGCTTCTTCGTTCGGGCTCGCCGTTTTTGCAGCCCCGGGAATCGCATGATTCCTTTTTCAACCAACGCTTCCCGATCGATCCTTTGGACCTTCTCGGACTCGTGGTCTATCACTGCAAACTGCTGCATCCGGCGGGTATACTTTCTGAGCTTGCTAGCGCGCCCCAATATTTCCCCCACGGGGCGGCGTTCCCAGCGATGCATGGATGCGCGACAGTTGTTACAAGTGCGCATCTGACCTGTTGCTTCTTCATCCACACAGACAATACAAAGCCGTGCCATATCGCGGTGTCCTCCGTATGGCTTCCAATTCCGTTTTCTATGCTGAGATTAGGAAGATTCTAGGGTGCTGGCCTAGAACCGACTTTCAGATTCTTGGAAATGTTTGAAACGTTCTTCTATCTACTACTCGTCGCCGTCAACCTTTCTTACGTTACGAATTTCCGGCTGAGATTAAACCTTTAGTTAAATCGACGCAACGCAACGAAAACGCAGAACGAGTGCTGTTACATTCGTGGAACGAAGCTGAAGAACAGATACGGCGGGCTCGTTCGGAGTTGTAGGCTGGGTTGACCGGAACTTGCTAATGGCGGCGTAGCGCACGCGAGGGCGCGCATAGTAAACGCGCTAAGCGCGCCGGAAGGGCGAGGCCCTATTCGCCAAAACTTGAAACGTCGAATAAATTATTAGTGCGGCGTAAGGTGATCCAACTAGCGTTGCTGGTCGTCAGTGGTGGACCGGAACCGCATGAATTAGAAACATTCAAGCGATGACTCAGCGTGACCGGGACGCTGGCTAGAGAATGTACTTATGAGGATTCGAGCTTCGATGAACGTCTAGGCGCCGACGTTGGAAGCCGTTCATTGTTTTTATATCTAATCGGGAGGGTGGACCGTCACCGCCGCGTGACTATAGCTGTAGGGGTTGTGATGTGGAAGTGTTGAGGGATTCGCCTGAGCAGTGTTGAAGGATTAGCCCTTCATTGGGTATTCGTTAGGAATTCGGGACCGCCGCCAGAATGAGCGATAGAAACTCTTGAACCTTAACGAAGCGGTCGCCACCTTCGAATGTATCGTCGCCGAGTTGCGCATCGATGACGGCGGCGAAGTAGTCGAGCACGTCAAGCGCATCGGCCCGCTCAAGGTCACTCAGGTTCAGAGTCGCGATGTACTCCTTCGCTTCCTCACGCAATCCACTGATCGCCGAATCAGTAGTCGCAATCGCCTGCAAGCGCAACACGACCGAGCGAATGTTCTGCGCTTTTTCACGCGCGCGAGGACTGTCAGCGAGTGCGTGGCGCACAGCAACCCGCACCGCGAGCGCGAGCCCTTCGTCAGTCATCGGTCGGTTAGTGGCACACCCAGAGACAAAAAGCGCGGCAATCGCCGCCATGACGAGCGGTTTCATTCGTAGCCCTCCGAGAAAATATAACGTCAAGCTGCGCGTAGCGCGGATAGCTCCGCACGCTGCGCTCCCTTCAATTTGTTTATTAGATCAACCATCGCAAGCGCATCAGCGATTATTATCTCGCGCGCTTTACGTTCATCATCTGTGGCTCTTTCATCGAGCGGCGGTAGCGCCAGCTCGCCGAGCGGTCGAACAAGCTTCGCGTCTAGTTCTTTCAGCCCAGCGATAATTTCAGCTTCGCGCCTATCTCTCTCGATGATCTCGGGACGCACGATCCAACGTTTATTGCTCGAATCCCACTTGTGAGTAGCGCCGGGCGATGGTGGCTGATAATCGACGATCTCGGCAGTTGTTACATTGACCCGCTGTGACTGCCAGTCTGTCACGCCTTCGATAGCTCCGAAGCCTTCCGGAACATTCAATGACAACGCGACGGCGTCCGTCGCGGAGAACGAACGCCCATCGAATAGACCGCTGTCATTCCGGAAGAAGTGCCACGTCTTCATAGTTTGAGCACCTCGACTTGCAGCGTTATTCCAGTCCCGTTAATAAAAGTTCCAAGTACGTTTCCCTGAGCCCAAAGCGCATATGTATATGACGTGTTTGCAGCGGCGTCGAACTGAAACTGACTTGTGTTTGCGACGCCGGGACTAGCCGTTGCCGTGATGGTTGTAAGCTGTCCAACGGTGCCGGACGGCGTCGTGCCGCTTAGCCTCGCCAGATACGTTTGCATAAAGTTTGAATTGTTTTTCCAGAACTGCCCCGTTGCAGTGACTACCGCCGTGTACGGGCGAGGTTTAGCAGGAACGGTCACAGTCGCTACAGCTTGAGCAAGTAAGGATCCCGAGAAACTTGGAACGTTCGTTACTATTACCTCCGTCGCTGCGTTCGGGACGATGTCACTTGTGTCTATCTGCTCAAACTCAACGCCCGGTCCCCAGGCTATGTTGGTGACACCACCGCCAGGCGTGTGAAACGAACTATCCATGTATGAAACCGGGTCGGTGGCCAGCGACGGGCTTGTTCTAACCAACGCCCCATCCTTGTAATAGCGAACCGTTCCGCTGGCATCTCGCGATATTCCTAACTGAGTCGCGGCTGTGTAGGCAAGGAAGGTGCCGGCCGATGATCCGAATTCATATATTTCCAGAACACCGTCAGCTCGCGGATACCAAGCGTGCGTTAAGTTTGTATAGCTGAGTGATGCCCCGGGACCACCGCTCAGCCCGAACATTAAGTAGGCTGTCGTCTGTGCCGGTTTAAATTGCAGATGACATGTCGCGTATCCGACCGCGCTATAGGCGTCACTGTCGTCCCACGAATTGGCGCCGCCGACCTTGAATATCGTTCGAGCACCAGCGACGCAGTACCCGCGCTCAATCCACGGAATGACTCGCTGGAACCCGAGTAGAGAATCTATTGTCGGTTCGGAGCCGTTTATTTCCTCTAGTCTCGGCTCTGGCATCCATTGCCGCGTGACCGGGCTCGAATCGTAGAAGTGATAACAGCGGTGACTCTGAACCGCCGCGCCTACGGAGTTCTTGAATTCATTCGCCGGTAAGAGCCGTCGCCCCGTTTCCGGATCATATATACCCGACTGTCCGGAATTGCCACCGGTGTAGCCTGAGCCGTGAATGATACCGATCGATAGATACCATTTGTTCGGAGTAAGCCACGCCGAAAGCGACGGTAGTGAGGCGCCCGCGAAGTATGGGTTACCATTCACTCCCCCAGTGAGTTCAGTTGTCGGCCCTCCGGTACGACACCCGTGATAAAAACTGCCGCTGTACTGATTGAAATAAAACCAGACCGACGACCGATATGACTTCCTGTGGTCTATTTCAATATCTTTTGTGTCCCATCCTCCGTCGCCGTCAGTGCCGCCGCCTGTAGTCGGCCGACATTCCCAAAGCGGTATAGATGTTCTGTATGGCCCCAGCGGGGCCGTACCTGCGCCCCCTAGAACGATCGCGCTTTCATTAGCGGCGCCGTTACAAAACCATCCATCGCCCTGGTTGCCTGTCGTGCCGACAACCCATTGTCCAATCGGTAACAGATTCTGTCCGTCACCGGGCTGTCCCGCGCGAGCGCGTGTGACGCTGAAACGCTTAGTCACATCAACGCCGTTAAAACTGCCTCGCAATTCAACATAGGCAGAATCAGCGCTGACCGCAGTCACGCGGTAAAAGCCTTTCGACTGACCGTTAACCGGCGTGTCGTCTGCTGTGTTTAGCTGCGCGCTGCAGTTCGTAGCCGTGACGAGCGCGAAGGTCGCCGCGCTGGTCCGATCTACGACGCCCTCAAACACACGAAAGAATCCGACCGCGCCTGAGTAATCAATCGGGCTGACAACTCCGTCGGAGTCAGACGGTAATGTGTGACTTTCGTTTGTTAGATAGCCGGCAATAGATGCTTGACCGGTTGCACCCGTCGAGCCCTGCGATAGCTTGACGACTGAAATTGAGTCGGAGAACCCGCCAGCGGTCGCGGTGACTCGGACGGATGCGTTACTGCCGAAGTCAGTGACCGCAAGCGTCCGCGTGTCGCCGCTTCCGCTGAGCGTTATTCCGGTCGGGGTCGTGGACCATACGGCAGCCGTCGCGATGTTCTGTCGTGACGCTGAAAACGTAATCGCTTGCCCGGCCGGCGATGCGGTAACGCCGCCAGCGGCGAACGTGAACGCCTGCGCCGTTGATGACAATCGCAACGCTTGCGCCGCTGCACCGGGCGAGCCTTGCGGGCCGCGTGATCCGTTCGGACCGAAATGAACGTCGAGTAAAGCGCCGCCTATGGCGTTGATGCTTGTGTCTAAAAAGAGCCGCCCCGTGAATGGAATCTCCGGCCCGACCTGCGCTCCATCCTTATAGAATCTGACCGTCTCGCCGTCATGAATTTGAGACAGAACGGTCGCCGTCGTATACGTTCCTAAACTGGCACCCTGCGTTCCGTTTTGTATGCTGTAGCAGTTACCATCCGATCCGTATCGCCAGCCGAAGTTGATCCCAGACACGCCCGAATCGACGGCCGGATCGTCATTAAATCCGATGACCAGAGCGATATTGGTTTGGCCGGCGCGGGAGGAAAAGAAACATCCGGCCGAGTAACTTTCGCTGGAATGCGCGCCAGCGTTGTTAGCCGTGCCACCGGTGGTCTTTGTGATCGTGCTCGCGGTTGTTGCGACATTGACGGGATTCGACCATGTAAACAGGCCCGGCCCCTGGATGCCCGGTAATCCCGGCGCGCCGTCCTCACCATCGAGCGCCAATACCTGCGGCGTTGACCACGCGCCGACGAGGATTCCGGCCGGTGTCTTAAACGCCCGCGACATCCATAGCGGGTTGCCATCATGAACAGGCGGGGAATCCTGCCAGCCGCTAGGGCTATTGCCGGTCGGCGTCGCCGGCTGTGTAGCCGATCGGCGGAAAACGAAAGAAATAAAATTCCCATCGGCGCCCGGATCACCATCGGCACCGGTCTCACCGACAATCCGCCAAGGCCCTTGCCACGATCCACCCGCGCCGACGCGCGTCCGCATGTAGAGATCACCCGACGTAAAAGTCGAATGCCACGGCCCGGACGACGACACAGCGAATTCAGCTTGTATCGATTCTCCCGGCGTACCTCCACCGCCTTCAACCGATGTTCCCTCGACGCCGTCTAACGGGTCTGCCGGAAACCAATCAGACGTAAGCCCCTCACGGCGAGTACGGACCCAAAAATACCGAGTCGTTGCTGACGAAAACGGCAGTACAAATGAAGTCGATCGGGAACGATTGACGAGCGTCGCGCCGCTGCGATCGTCAGTTGCAGCGGCGTAATATTCGATCATGTCCCACTGCTCTGGTGGCGGCGCGGACAGTTGAACACTAATACCGCCGACAACACCCGCAACTATTATGTTTGTAATCGGCGGCGGTCGCGACTCTGTGTCCGGGGTCGCCGTCTCTGGCGCAGGTATGTACTGAACGCGAAGCGCAGCGCCGGAGAAATCCATATCACTCACGACGGCCGGATCGTCGTAACCTGCGACGGGCTCAGACATCGGATTCGGCCCGTGATAGTTGCCCGCAGGTTCAATACCGTTGTTAGCGCGGGTATATAAAGCGTTTCCGGGATGCGGTGGAACTGTACCCGTAAATGCCCGGAAGCCTAGTCCCAGATCGGGAACGGAAAGGTTGGCGCCGTCCAGTAATATATAACAAGCGCCGGGACCACCTGCGCCACCCGCGCCCGGGTACAGGTCAACTCCCTCACGAACAACGAACGCCTTGTTTGTAGTATCGCCGCCCGATAGGTCAATCAGGCCATTCGCACCACGCGACAATCCACGACAGATAATAACCAAGCCGGCGCCGCCGCTTCCGCCTGCGCCGCCGCGATCTGCGACGTTAAGAGGGAACGTGTCGAGTTCTTGTTCCACGCGCCCACCGGGGGCGCCGCCGATGCCGCGCAAATCATCTGGCAATCCGGCGAGCGTCGTTCCATCGACTTGCAAATTCAGAACCGGCGCGACGGCGTGCGCGCTGCCAGTAAATGCCGCCTCCCTCGTCGCGAGATAGACGAAGAAACGTGCAAATAAATAAACGCCGTCGTAGCCACGCGACGCGCCGATGTATCCCGGAATTCCGGGGTACGTCTCGGCCTCTATTCGATTCTCCCGCCAGTACCTTTCGTTAAAGACGACGTGCATCTGATGGCCATCGTCCGTTACGCCGAGACGACCTGTACCGACCCCGTTGAGCGTCCCGTTAATCTGGAACAATCCTCGGATGCGAAGCTGCACATTGTTTGTAACTGTCAGCGTCACTCCGGCCTGAAGCGTTAAGTCTCCATTGTGATAATAGATCGCAGACGAATGGTTTAAGTCTGCGTTGCCGGAGAGCGGCAGAGTTGCGGCAGTTATAACGTTACCGACGACCGTTATTCCCGGAGCACTAGAAAGTGCAGTCCCTTGCGAGCCATAGAACGCATCCGGCAGCGCCGTCGTCGCCTGCGTCGGCGATCTAACTTCCGCTCGTGCGGTGGAGCCGAACAGATTTAGCGTGATGCCGGTGCGAAAGTTACATTCGACGCCCTGAATCTCAAACGCGCGATCGATGCCGGGCTCGTCTACACCGGGTTCTTTTCCGGCATAGTCGCGGACGTGACGCCATCGACCGCGAACAATGTCGCCGACCTCCAATGCATTTAACGAGTCAAATACTTTTACTTGGATCTCTTGCGGGGGCGCTGCGTATCTATCACGTAGCATATCCAGCATCGTGAATATCGACGCGTCTGTGTGAACACTCCCGTGGATCCCCTTAAAATTGCGCTCGTATATGTCGGCGAGCCCGTGTGTCGAAACAGAACTGACGTCGATATAGTCATTCGCGCGGTTATATCGGGATCCGTTCCAACTCCAGTTCACGCGGAAAACGTTATGCAACGATTTCATCGCATGCTTGAGTTCACCGACTTCGATCGAGTTAGAATTATCTAGAACGGCGATATGTGACGCATCTTCAGATATTCGCGCCATCCTTCGCAGTCCGAGGGAACCATCGGCGTAAACCGGCGAGAATAATCCGACGGCTAAATAGATTTCCTTCTCTAGGAAGGATTTGGCATCGATGCGCTTAAGCCCTTCGAAGCGAAGAACGCGGCCCGATTGCGGGGACGCGTCGGTCGCGGTATTCCATATATCGACCCCGATATCTGTAAAGTCTTCCTCTGCAATCCATTGGCTATCAATTGACAGCGTCCAGTGATCCGGAAACGAGGCGCCGTCGCCATAAAGATCACCCGTCAGAATCGCTAACGCCAGCTTGATCGCAGGCAATTCAATGTATATATATTCTTCAACTCGCTCGCGTCGATCTGAGGCTAATCCGGGATCTACAGTTATCGTCTCTGCCGTCGTTCCAAAAACTGGAGTGCAGCCCGTTAAAGTGTTGGTGGATTTTCCGGTGTAGCGGTAGATCGTGTTCTTTACTTTTACATATCCGACAGTTGAGTTCGGCGCATCGGTATATGAGTCGCCATGAAATACGGTGCGAAGTCCGCTCGCATCGGTTAGCTCTATCGTCGTATCGCCTGCGGTCAGCGTCGCCGCCAGCGTTGTTTGCGCTACGTCGAATATCTGTTCCTTCATTGACCGCTGAATATCTTCACACTGAACGTTATAGCGGCCGTTCAAGAAACCGATTGTCGCGACTCTCTGCGTCCCGACAAGCTGCAGGTCGGAGAATGCGTCACCCGCGAAACCGAAATAGAATCGAACCGGCACCCCGCGTAATCCGACACCATCTGAGAGACGTTCTCGAATCTCGTCCGTGAACTGACCGGCGATGTCCACTAGAGAGAATGAAGCGGTGCCTATCTCAGCGCGTGCGTCATCTGGCCGGAGTCTCTGACTATTTATGATAGGTTCCACTAGCGCGCTGTTAATCACAGAGCCAGGAACGTCTGCGATGTCCTCATGACTTGTTACATAGATCGAATCGACATCAAGAATGAAGCCGATGACGAAGCGATATTCTTTTACTTTTGCACGAAGCTTCGCTTGTATGTCTAACGAATACTCCCTCATGGAACGAGAACACGAACGCGAAATGATGTTCGATATCCATCATTTGCGCCGCCCTGACCACGCGGTACACGCGATAACTGATAACCCGTCGAGTCAATCGATGCCGTCATCGGAAGCACGGGCACATTTGATGACCCGTAAGCGTCGAATGTGAAGTCTTCCCGCGCTTCTACGGAATCGAGAAATTCTCTGATCTGCAATATCTCCGACGCAGTATGTTCGCCGAGAGTGACGGCATAGATCTCGACCGCGTTGAACCGAATAGTTTCTCTGTGACCATCAAGCGATTGCTGAACTTCCAGCGACGGCTGTCGTTCGATTGAGATATCGGTAACTTTCAAATCGATTGAATATGTTTCCCCTGATGTGTGGCCGCCGATGATCGATCGAGACGCCGCATATGTAACGGCGGTCACGTCGTCGCCTCCGGCACGAGTTCGCGCGCCTGTCGGCTTGTCGGGTTGATAAGCACGCTGTCGTACTCGTTGATACGCTCACGCAATTGATTGAATATGAAATCCACTGTCTCTTTTCCGCTGTAGATGTTTCCATTCACGACGACAGTGAGTGCGCGTGTTTCTGCGGGCGCCGCCATTCCGGCGACGCTGTTCGATACCGTGTCGGCGCTCGCGCTTGGCGCGGTGTAGACGGGGTTGTGTGGCGAGCCCGCCGCGCTTGCACTACCGCCACCTATCGCAGTCGAGGCGATGGCCGCGACCTGAGCGACGCCATAAGCAATCGCGGCAGCGGCGGCGGCATACCCCCACGGCGTCGGTCCGTAATATTCGAGAGCAGCAGCGGCAGCGGCTTTGGTTGAAATAATCGTTTTTGCAATGGCGTGCGCTTTCTCAATCGCCAGAATGCCTTTTGCAAACGAGGCATACTTACCGCCATACGCAGTCAAGAGCGTTTGCGCAGCGGCGGCGCCATCACGCCGGAAGTCGGTCAACGTTTCTTGTAATTGTTCTTCGCGCTTACGTGTTATCTCTCGGCCGTCTTCTTCAATGTCGTGACGGCGGTCAAGCTCCTTTTTGTTTTCTTCGGTGATCTGTCTGCCGATATCCGCTGAGTTTCTAGCGACCGCTTCATTCAATTCATATTCATTTCGCAACAGCGTCGCAGCGGCTTCTTGCGCGCGTTGAAGCTTTCCTTCCCGGATCTGCTTATCGATCTCGTCTTCTTCGAATAGTTTCTTAACAGTGGGCGAGAACTCTTCGATTTGGGGGAGTGCCGAAGACTTATTCGAGTTGGGGTTCTGACTCGCCTTCGCCAGCGCCGCGCGCCGCTCTAGCTCCGCGAGTTGCTTTTCTAATATCGCGATGCCAGCGAGTGTTGGCGCGAGCAGCCCCCCGGCGATTGTCACTGGAACCTTGCCGGACTGAATCGCCTGCGCGATCCCTTGCAGCCGTTCGAGGCGCGCGCGAGTGTCTTCTAACTGGTCGCCTGTGCCGAAGACATCGGCAATGAGATTCCCGAGCGCGTTACCGACCGTCGTCTTTGCGGCTTGGCCGAGCCGGTCCATTGCTTTCGTGAATCGATCGGCGCCCGCGACCGCGCGATCATCGAACACGAGGCCCAGCCGTTCCGCCTCGTCTGCAACCTCTTTGATCGATGCGCCGCCTTTAATTAGCAGCGGAATGAGCGCCTGTCCTGATTTGCTGAAAATGTCCTGAGCGATAGCGGCGCGTCGCGAAGGGTCATCAATGTTCTTGAAGCCATCCGCGATTAGTTGCAGTTGTGATTCTATCGACAAGCCGCGCAAGTCTTTTGCTTGCAGGCCCAGGTCATTCAAAGCGCGCTCAACCTTGCCTCCACCGGTCGCCGCTTCGTCGAGATTGACTCGAAAAATCTTCAGTGACTTTGTGAGTTCTTCGAAGTTCACATCGGCTTGACTCGCCACGTACTGAAGCCGGCCGAACTCTTGGACCGATAGTTGAGCGCGGTCGGCGGCATCGCCTACAGCATCCGCCGCTTGAAGCGCGCTCATAGCGAAGCCCGCGAGGCTTGCTGCGGAGACAACCGGTAGCAGGCCACTGAATGACCCGATCAGTTTGGAAACCGAAACATTCAGGTCGAGGAAACTCGCCTTCCCGACTCGCTCGACGCTTTGTTTTAATTCTTCGTTCTTCTTCAGTGCTTCCGATGTTTCCGCCACAAATCGATAGGCGATTACGGGAATACTGTCGGCCATCTGATGTATCTATTTCCTGCGTGAATCGATGGCGTCAAAGTATGTTTTCCATCGAACTACAGATTCCGCGGAGACGTCCTCGCGAAGTTCTTCGATGTCGTGTCGGCCGAGAGCCAATGCGAGCCGATGCCAGAACATGAACTCCGGCTCGCTGACTATTTTTTTTCTATGTCAGCCACTTCGTCGAAAGCTAGTGGCATCCCCGAAAGCGATAGCGCTTTGCGCGCAAGTGCGTGGATCAGACCTTCCGGTTTCGTATTCAGAGCTATCGCATCAGGATCGTTATCAGGATCGGCGAATACACTTCGGCCGTCCTCATATATCAGCGCCATCGCGACGACACGTGCATCACTGAACTGCGACTTCGGGTTAAGCGAGTTCCATTCGAGAATTTTGTGACGTTCCGCCGCCGTGATGCCACGAACATAGACGCGTTCCTTAACGGTGCTTCCGTGCTCGTCCTCAATTGTTATCTCGATGAAATCTCGTCTCAGCCTTACGCGGCGAAGCGCCTCCAGACTGTTCATTACGGTGTCACCGATGGTGTGCCGCTGACAGCGATTTCGAACTCATGGCGTCGGGCGGGCGGTGCATCCTCTTGCGCTTCATAATCGCCGCCCTCGCATCGAATCACTTCGCCGATGAAATCCGTCCGGCGCGCCCCCGCATCTGGTTCGATGATGTACCAATTCCTGCGCCGCCCAGTCAGCGCCGAATCGCCGATCATATTTGTATGTGGCGTCGGCGTGTAATCTGTGAGGAACGCGCCCGTGCAGTTGCTCCATTGCGCGATAGAACTAGACGATATTGTCACGCCGTCTAATGTCACTTCCTTGGATGCCGTCTTACTCGCTTGCGGCGGACGGATGACTTTTAGTTGAGGAACCTTAGTGAACGTGTCAGACCCGGGCGACGGTAAGGTAGATGCAGTAGACGCACCGATCCACAACTCGGCTTCCGCCGAGGAAGAAATAGCAGCCATAACGGGGTACACCTCAGAATAGAAGTGAAATTAAAAAGATGCGAAGGAATGTTTTCTAACTGTCGCCGTTGTTTGCTAGGCGTCCGGCTGGGTGCGGTCCATCGTGTAGAGCACGCCCCAACGTGTTACGAGTTCTTTAGAAATGATGCTGGCAGCGGCGCTTGTTGCCGGCTCTTCGGCGCCGCGTGCGGCGATACTGAGAACCCAAGGCAACGCCAGCGCATTGCGCGCCATCAGTACGCGGTGAGTTCTCAAACGCAGTTCATTCAAACGACCGACGAGCGATGGCTCGTCATTGTCCGAGTCGGTGAAAACAACCTGTATCGAAAGTGACATTCCGATCCGATCGAATGTCGAGGCATCGTCGAATGGGTCGTCAGCGCCTTGGCGAACGGTGATGGCAGTCAAGTCGCCTTCGCTTTCGTCGAGTGCGACCGTCCGGTTAATAAATACCCGATCCCTGAATTCGAAGAACTCGTTGCGAAGGACTTGCGCAATCGTTTCGACGATCGCTTGCGCAGGCATCATGCCGCTACGTCTCGATTTCCAGGGATGACCAACCAGAACTCAGCGAGTCGATGTTCCTAATGCTTCCCAGCCTCGCGAGTCCGGATACGTCGAACCATTCGACGCGCATCCCGCGCCGGGCACCGATTCGCTGCGCATCAGTCGTCCGAATATCGATTCGTATCTCGTAGCCCTGCACGGGCAATCCGAGACTCGACGCTGATGAATCTTCGCGGGGTATACCGCGAACGCGCACGCCATCGATGTAGACCGATTCTCCGATGTGGGCCGCAATGATCCCGTTCGCCTTGTCGCGCTCCGCGCGGAAGCTCATTTGCTTGGATCCAGCGCGATTAGGTCAGCGTCGCATTGCCGGGCGTAAGTTTCACAAGCGCCGTAGTCTCGGCATTGAGCCCCGCTTTAACAGCGACGACGCCGCCCATCACGTCACCGCTCGCGGGCGTTGCTGCCGCATCATCGAACTGACCTGCGGAAACATCCCACAGCAGCTTTTCTCCGACAGCAAACACGGCGCCCGGAACCTTTGGCACTTCGAAAACGCCTTCAATCTGGACGGCACCCGTCGCGCCGTTGGCGATGTCCGTAACCGCGATCCCGATCATGTGGGACATCTTCACTACGGCACCCGAAGCGATATTCGAGCCGGCCGTGTAATCAATGATGTCTCCGCGTTGATACTCGTTCTTCATCGCTCTCGCTCCCAAGTAATTAGAAATCAGATCCCTTAAAAAGCAGACGGCCCGCACTAGGCGGGCCGTGTCTGCTGATTCGTTGGAATGTATGAAGTTACGCGCCAGGGTTTTTAAAGCCTCCGCGCCAATCGACAGCAGCGACGCCATAATCGAGCCTCACTTTCATGACGACGGCATCCGTGAAGAAATCAACCATTTCTTCCGTGTACGGCGTTTGCACTCCGTCCAAGAATGCGACCTCTACTACCGGTGCGATGTTTGGATCGGCGAGCAGATACCATGCCGTCGCCGATGCGGCGTCGAGCGCAGCGTCTGCAATCGCCGTTAACCCAAGGGATGCGGCATAGTTCTTTTTGTTAGAATTGGACGACGCCGGATCGGCCGTGGAATTCAGCAGTTCGAAGACTGTTTGTTTCAAAGCAAGCGGCGTCAGGATGATTGATGGTCGGATGTTTAATGTTGACTTGAGTCCCTTGTCCTTCTGAACGCCCATCGCCTTTTCACCTGCCGCGAGCGTTGCGATGCTTGGAGCAGCGCCGGATGAAGCTTGGTTCGCATGCCCGCCTGCCGTTGTCACTGCAGTCGTGTTAAACAAAGCGCCCGTGTCGCTCATCGTCGGATTTGCGATCAGCTTCGCGTAGGCATCCTCGTTAACAGTGCGAGCCGCTGCATATCCGAGTGCAGACGCACGACGAACAAACCCGCCCAGATCATCATTAATAATCATCTGGCGAGTGAGGGAGAGCGCACGGCCTTTCGTCTGTGCCTGTATTGTCTCGGCTTCTTCGTCAATCGTTCCGTATTTGTATTCGCCGCCTTCAGGAATTGTCAGCAACGAATTGAAGCTACCGAGCTGAATCAGGCTATTGGATTTGAAGTCGGAAACCTCACCAATCGCCGCCCACAACCTCCACGTCAACTCGGCTGTTTCATACGCCACGCGAAGCGCCTTATTCGCAGACGTGGAGAGCAACGCCGGAAAGTCGCTCGTAGACATCGTGGCGAAGACTTTCGACGCGAGCGACGCGCCTTCGTATCGATCCACATTTGCGATACCCTGACGCTTGAGGACGGCGCGGCAGATGCGGCCGAGACTTGCGCCGGCCCACTCGTTGCCGGCCGCGATCGGCTCCACGCCACGGCGAGCGAGAATTGCGTTCGACGCACCGGCGATGAATTTGTCGCGGGCATCGACGACATTCGTGACTGCCGGCGTTTCACGCAACGGGCTTGCACCTTCGGCGAGCTTATCTAGCAGGAACTTGCTTGCGCTCGCCGCCGTCGTCTCATGCTTGATTAGGCATTCGTCCATCAAGTCGCGGTGTTGTGGGAAGTTAGCAAACAGACTGCGGATGTCGGCTTGACGCTGGCGATCTGCCGCGAGTGCAGCGGCGACCGGATCAGAGTCTTGTGCCGGCACAGTGGCGGCGGACTGAGACATATGAATAACCTCGCTAGGATTGCCGGCGAGTGCCGGACGTTTAGAGACATCAGGTCGGGATCCAGGCATTGAGAAGTATTTCGGTGCGTTCTTGAATGACGCGAACACGGCTTGCCAAACCGAAGCGTTCTTATTGTTTGTTTCGTCCTCGTCGTCGTCTTCCTCTTCGTCGGGCATATCCCGACGCGGAACAATGTCGTCGGCGAATCCTTTCTCAACGGCAACGGCCGGACCTAACCAGGTCTCCGCGTCAACCATTCGCAATAGTTCCTCTCGCTCAAGCCCGGTACGTTCCTCGTACGCGTCGAGCATCCCTTCACGAATGACGTCGAGCGTGTCCGCTGCCGCTCGCATATCGTTGGAGTCGCCGACCTGCACTGACCACGGGTTATGAATCATCAGCTGCGTGCCGATGCCCATCGTGATCTGGTCGCCTGCCATCGCGATGATTGAGGCGGCCGACGCGGCAAGCCCATCAACGAACACATGTACGAGCGCATCGTGACGCCGCAGAATGTTGTAGATCGCCAGTCCGTCGAACACGGCGCCGCCCGGCGAATTAATCCTTACGGTGATCTGTGACACATCACCTAAAGCTCGTAACTCGCTATCAAATCGGCTAGCGGTCAGACCATCGCCTAGCCAGTCCTCGCCGATCGGTTCATAGATAATTATTTCAGCCGTCTTCCTCGCCGCCTTCGGGTGATCGATGGCGCGAATTTGAATCGACATGTGCTGGTGTCTCCGCTACGTGGATTCGGTTTGCGGTTCGGCGTCGGCGTTTTCGTCCTCGCCGTTCGTCGGGGCGTCGTTTGTTTTCTGTTTTCCGTCCCGTTCGAGTTCTATTCCAAGGCGCGATAGTTCCTGGGAGTCGCGCTGAATCTCCTTGTTTACGCGGTCCGGAATCTCGCCGCGCTCTCGGATGATTCGTGACCGGCTCTTGTACCCGCGCTTCTCTAGCAGTTCGTTCGCCTGCGCCTCCTTATAGGGATCGATCCAAGGCATAGGCGGTGGTGTGTGTGCGCAGTCATAAAGCGTTAGCCGATCAATGCGAGCGGTGATGGTGATGCCGCCCGACGCCAGCAGGGAAGTAACAAACCCTTCCCAGACAGGCTGACAGAACTTGTATATAAACTGAGAGGACAAGCGCCGATAGCTAACGTACTGCTCCACAAGCTCTTGCCGTTGCGCGCTGTAAGTTCCGTTGTAATTCTTCGAGAGTGCCGACCAGCTGACGCCCAAGCCTGCAGCCGCAGAGCGTAGCTGCGAATCCCGGAACGGAATTAGATTGTTGTTGGGGCGGTTGCTTGCAATCGTCCCGACTTCCTCGCCGGGCATCAGGTCGTCAAAGATCAGACCTGGCACCATCTCTATTTGACGATAAGGGATATTTCCTTCTACGTCTGGCGATGGTGGTTCGTATGTATCCGGCGTTCCCTTTTTTATGTATGCGGCCATCGCCGCCGCGACGCGCGCGGCGACGCGCTCCGACTCGTCAATCTCTTTAAGGTCGCCGAAGCGTGTCAGCGTTGAAGCAAAGACACTTAGCCCGCGTACGGAATGAAGTCTCACCGAGCGCTTTACATGCATCATCCGATCGGCGCTAACGCGCTTCGTCTCGGAGGCAGTGCCAGGGGAGAAGGCGCCATTATCGCCGGGATGCGTCTTCAGCACATGATAGGCAACCGCTCGACCCCAAGCGTTCAGTTCTATGCCTTGCGTGATTCGACGTGAAGCGTCGTTCAAATCATAAGGAACGAAATCGGGCTCTAACATTTCTATGGAATACGGCGCGATTGTCCCGTGATCGAGCGCGGGAACGTTCCCTACGAGATGCTGGCCGAATGCCTCGCCGTCACGTAGCCAAGTGCGCGCGGCCATCTGTTGACATGTGTACATGTCAAACTCGCGCGTAACCTCCGGCGTATAGATGAAGTCATCCCATAGTTGCATGAGTTGACTGTTAAGCTCCGCCGCTGGCGTACCGTCGGCATTCATGATCTGCGGTTCTGGCGCGATGCCGGTTCCGACGATGTTTGCGCAAAGGATATCGAGCGCGCCCGCCGCGATGTCGTTCGTCTCTTCCAGCCATCGCGCCTCTTCGCGTGCGCGCTGTGCGACGGACTGATTGATATTGTTCGCACTGAGCCGCTGACGGCGGGTTCGGCGCAGTCGGTCAGACTCGTCCGCGTTGATCTTCGACAATCGATTAAGCACTAGACGCGCGTGCGCGCGCCGTGCGGCCCATCGCGGCGCCAGTGATGCTATGACACGATCGGCGAAATTCATCGCGGCAGTGAGAAGCGCGCAACCGAGATTCCATGACGGGAGTGACCGGCGCCGACGCGCCGAAGCTCCGACAGTCGGCGTGTGATGGCATACATTGCGGCGGATAGATCGGCCGAGCTTCGGTATGTCACCTGTTCGCCGGTGCCATAGCGCACGGAAAGAACATTCGATTGCTCAGCGAGCGTGAGCGCGTCTA